GAGTTAAATGGGGGCGGGATCACTGCTGTTGTTACCAATCCACAGGAAGCTATAGATGTTGTTCGATCAGCTCTGGCCAAAGCAGGTAGAGGCGGCTGAGTTCTTACTTGCCAACGATTGTGCTGCCCTGTTCGCTGAGCAGGGTACTGGTAAGACGTGGATTACTAGTGCGGTTATTGAAAAGCTAGCCGATAGACGTTTCTCAGCACTTGCTGTTGTTCCATTCTCTAACCTTGTATCGTCATGGGAAAGAAAGCTTACTGAGATTAATGGCTTGAATATCTGTAGAGATTGGGATGAGCTCAAGGGAACGGATTGCCCCAAGATACTATTACTCCATTATGAAGCAGTCAGCCCGAGAAGAAAGAAGAGAGGACGCCCAACACCTAACTCGAGGAAACTGGCTGAGAAAGTCATAAAGTATCCATGGTCTTTAGTTGTCTTCGACGAGTCACAGAGACTCAAGTCTAGGAACAGCGCAGCTTCTAGGATGGCTGGTCGAATACGTCAGGCAGACAGGAGAGTCATACTTTCTGGAACTCCATTCGATGACCTACTCGACGATCCACAGGAACTGTGGGCTCAGTTCCGGTTTGTCGCTCCACAGGTGTTCGGAAGACGATGGGGTGGCTACGATGCCAACTACCTTAGACCTGCTGGGTATATGGGCTATAAACGAGCATTTAGGAAGACAGCTCTTCCGATAGTACTTAAGAAAGTAGAACCGTATTGCATGAGACTCAAGAAAGAAGAAGTGATACCGAACCTCCCGCCGATGACCCACCACAGAGTACCAGTGATGATGCTTGGATCACAACGCCAACTCTATGATGAGATGGAACGTGATATGGTTACTGAGATAAGTGGTAAGGACGTTACTGCCGGACTCAGGATCACTCAACTAGTAAAGCTTCAGCAGATCACTGGTGGGTGGGTAAAGGATGATGATGGCGAGTTTCATCCTGTCGGTAGAGCTAAGATTCGCAAGATAAGGTCAATGTTACAAAAGATCAAACCACCGCTCGTTATATTCGCAAAATACAAAACAGAGGTTGCTCAGATTGCCTCTGAGGCGCGCCGGGTGTATGAGCACGTCTCAACAATCGAAGGCAGGAACCGCCGCACACGTACAGAAACGATAGACGCCTTTCAGTCGGGATCTATCGACGTGTTGGTAGCACAAATCAGGACTGGCGGTGTCGGTATCGATCTACAACGGGCATGCACTGCCATTATCTACTCCACAACCTACTCACAGATTGACTTCGAGCAAGCCATGTCTAGACTCCATAGAGGCGGCCAAGAGAGAGCAGTTAAAATTTATTTGCTATACGCTAAAGATACTGTTGACAACGAGATCTATCAAGCCTTATTATTAAAGCGTTCAGTCTCGGAAGCCGTGCTTCAGAGATTCCGTAAACACCTAAACGCAGGAGGCCTCACAATGGCTCGCAAGACCACCAAGGACAAGGTGAAGGACGCCAACAAGAAGACCGAGAAGAAGGAGAAGGCGCCCACCACCAAGTACGGGATCAAGGATCTCGCCGAGATGCTCGGCATCACCCCCGCCTCCACCCGCGTCAAGCTGCGCACCCACAAGGTGGAGAAGCGCGGCGGCCGCTACGGCTGGGACACCAAGGCCGAGCTGCAGGAGGTCGCCGACAAGGTGAAGTCCACCAAGGACGAGGACGGCGACGGGGAGTAATCCCCTAGCCGTGAGGGGTCGCTCGTAGTCGTCGCCGGGCGGCCCCTCGCCTACCATGAAGCTCCAACTCATCATTTATCTCATCACCGGAAGTATACTAAATCTCTGTCTCTTGAAGTATGCCGATAGAGTAAAAGGCTTCAACCTACTCTCATCAATCTTCATAATCCTATTGTGGCCAGTTATTATAGGGGTATGGTTGGGTAAGAAGATAAAGGGCGAGTGACCTAGGCCACCCGCCCCTTGCCGCTCCGCTCGTCCTACGTTGTAGCAGGAAGCTCCCGGTTGAAGTACGCGAGCGCGCCGGCCTTGACCGCGTCGGACATCTGCTCGAGAACATCACCCTCGAAGATGCCGATCTTGTTGACCAGGGCGTTGGGCTCGTTGCCGATTGCAGCATCGAAGACGGCCGCGAAGAACTCGTCCCGCTCGCTCTCGGGAAGCTGCATGAAGTCCCCACCGAGCTGAGTCATCTTCATCAGCTGTCCCATGATGACGAGGACAGAAGTAGTGCCGAAGCCGTGCTCGACGATGGCGGACTTGATGGCGTGGGTGGCGTTGACGATGACTTGTGCCTCGTCGAGATAATCCTCTTCCGGACTCATGTCGGTCTCCTTTCAAGTGACCAGTTCGAAGTGAGGTAGATCGTCGAAGCGGTTGTCGTCTACCTCGGTGTCCATGTCCCAGTCGCCTCCCCATCTGAGATCAATACCCATCTGCTTGGCAGTCGCGAGAACGTAGCCAGCAAAAAGATGAGCACGCTCTCGGTCACCCCAATTAATTGGGTATGGGAAAACATCAACGGCTAGGGACGGTGAGGAATTGTGTTTGCTGTTTGGCCATCGTACCTGGGTCCTCGGAGGAGTTGCGTGGAACAGCCTGTCCTGCGTCTCCTTGTCCCGATGACCCTCGAGAATCTTACAATCGAAATACTTGATGACTTCATTGAAGACCTGTTGGATATGCGAGTGACAGGTGGAAAGTCTAGCTTTGGACGTACTACTGAATCTCGGCATCACGGGCCGCCGTTCTGGTCGATCCTTAAGACCAACCTCTTGATCTCACCAATCTCCCGTCGTGCTTGGCTGAGCTCGGACTTAAGAACAGCCACATCCTCGTGGATTCGATTCATTGTTCCTTCCACAGCTGAGACTTCAGCCTGGACTCCGTCCATCTCTCTTTCCTGTTGGTCTATGTGCTTCCGCCACTGGTCATTCCGGTCTGCCTCGTGCTCACTTAACCATTGGTCATGATCTTCTCGATTCCATTGGTCTCCTGTGAGTCTTGCAGTCACCATCGAAGTAGCGAGTGCTACCGAGAGAATTATTACAGCTATCGATAGAATCACTGTGGACCCAGATGCCTTGATAAAAGTGCCCGCAACTTTGGCGTCCTTGATAACCCCCTCAGTCTTCCCGCTCATCTGTCCTCCTACTTGGATCCTTCTTAGCGTCACGGTCCCGAAGGAACATAGCCGCCAGACCGAGGATACCACTCTCAGGAGTGAGAAGTTGATTCGCCGTCTCGAGGACGACATTGGTAGTGTTGGGGTCGCCGATGACCGAATTGGCCACCGATCCGATAATGAGTGCTAGGCCGAACTTTCCTGTCTTGGTCTTGAGCTGCCGTTTCAGGAACTTGAACATGGTAGCCTCCTCACTGAATGTTACACCTTCTAGCACAATCTGGCAACCATTACCTACGAATCTGACCCTTCGTGTCGGATCATCGCTTGGTCTATCGGAGCTGCCGTTGCGCTAGAAGATACAGTCCGACGAACCCAAATTGCCTGAGCTTCACCTGCGGCAAGAGTACCAATATTTAGCCCACCTGCATAGGTTGTCGGATGACTGAACGACACCGCACTAGGAGCTGTCCCTTCATTAGCGATGGTAGTAGCTACGCCAGTAGTCTTACCATCACCGACACCAGCCGGATCTAGTCCGATGTCTATAACTGTGTCTGAACTCGGAGTTTCTTCTTCGATAAAAACTTTGAGTGTGAGAATGCTGTCAGTCGGATGAGTGTTATAGATGTAGTAACATCTGTATTCTGTATCACCGGCTGAGGCTTCGCTAGAATCGACCAAGTCAAAGAGGTTGTCTAGTGCGGCATCGGTAATATCCGATTCGGACATCACACCACCGAGAGCCGAAGGCGGTTGTGTGTTCAAGTCACCGCCGCTGAGCCTACACTGGATATATTCCTCTGTAACTGCCATTACTCACCTACGCTGTGAAGTTGGACCAGTACTCTGACAGGTCCTCCATGATTGTCTGTCTGTCTCCTGAAGCAATGTTACCGGAGAAGATACACAGTTCGTGGAACTCACCTCTCCACATCTGAAGACCGTTGACTGTTTCAGCAAACCTGAGTCTAGTGTTCTCAGGATAGCTTATGTCAGTAGCAGTGAATGTGTCCACAGCTGTAACATCATCGTTGTGGTAAACGGCACCGTTCTGATAATCCATGAACCAAACATTAAGTCCGACATTGCTATTACCGTTCCCGGAAGTAATTCTCTGTGTACCGTCAACCGAGTATCTCCAGTCCGTAGATCCTGTAGTCATCCCCAACCTGTAGTAAGGAGAAGTATGCAGAGCATCATTATGCGGGATAGTTATTAAGTAGGCGTTGGAAGTACCCTCTTTCCTTGTGATGGAGAAAGCGCAGTTCGGGCGAGCAACCATGTAATCCCGGGAGGTTGATGCCACAGTATCGAGTAGGGTGTCACCATCTCCGTCGAAGAAGATGGATGGCCGACCGGTCTCACAAAGACCAAACTTGAGGATCGGTTGAGTAGCCTCAGATTCGGGTTCTAGATGATTATCGTTACCGGACTGGTCGTACAGCCGGACGACTCTGGCGTTTCCTCGTGTGTGAAAAGGCTCAAGATTACCGTCGTAGTCCTGCCCGACATCGAACTCGGTATCATCGAACTCATCTCTGATTTTCACAAGTGAGCCAGAGTAGGTTGAGACCATTTGCCTGAGTCCCCAAGCACCAAGCACAGTAAGGCCAGACACTGAGTCATACTTTACGGCTGTCTGTGGGCTTACAGTGTTGGCCTTGAGAGTAGCGTCTTCGAAGACGGCATCGGCAGTTGGAGCAATGATCCGAACTCTTACGTAGTTGGCATTAGAGGGGATCGGGAGATAGACTTCGATTTTAGCCCACTCACCCCATGTGGCATCATCCAAGGTCGTGGTAACAGAATCGAGCACAGAACTACCGCTGTCAAGAATCTCCACAATGACTTGGGACTCGACCTGATAATCCCAACTCCCTTTCCAGATACGGAAGATTGCTACTTTCCCACGATAGTCAGGAGAGGTAATATCTACGGTTTGACGTAGCTCGTTGGTTGTACCGTCAGACTGAAGAATGTATGATCCCTGGGAGTGAAGCGGGATATTCGCAGTCTCGCGAGACCACGATCCGCTTTGGACAGACCATCCGCTTGTCAAGGCAGACTCGAATCCAGGGTTAGTGAGTAGCTCAGATGACAGATTCGGATAGTTAGCGTAGAAGAACTCAACGAAGTCCGGTGTCCAGCTGGCAAGACTACCCCTGACAGCCTCCACTTCAACTCTCATTGTTCCAGACCCGAGAAGCCCAGAGAGATTGATCGGGAACGCTGAGGAAGCATCACCAGTAGATGAGGCCAACTCGAGGCCATCTAGGGTGACTGTAGTGTTGTAGGTAGTACTTCCCTCTTCACCAGCAGCGCCATCTGCGATAAACACGATAGTCTCAGTGGTTCTGTTTCTCAGTGTTATATCCACGTCGATGTCGGTGACTCCAATAACCTCAAGTGGACATCGGGTACTTTCCACAGTTATCTCGTCAGGAGCGAGCGGCCTATCATACCTTTGGTTAGTGCTAATGCTTTGAGTAGCAAATGCCCCGACATCTTGGTTGTCTTGGTCAGTAAATGTCAAGATCTGATACGAGAGAGAGTCAACATCTGGCCTGACTGACTCACTCATCCAGTCAGATGAGTCGATAAAGAAGATTGGATCACCGACACTATGATCTTCCCACTGAGTATCAAGGAGTGCCCGGTGGACATTGTTCAAGGTGTAGGTTCCATCGAGATTATCAGTGTATGTTTCATAAGCCATAATCTCACCATTGATGATGAACAGATTATAGCCATACGCTCTGATAGCAGCAGCACTTGAGTTAATGAAGATAGAATCATCAATTAGTGGGTTACTTACGATAAGGCTGAAGGTTCCATCATACTGCCCAGCCTTAGTGGTAATAGCACGGTTCAGAAGACAGCTACTTGGGAATGGAATTTGACTAAGTTCGAAGGTTATATCGTTGTTGAAGACATCGTCCGAAACTACGAAGTCATACCCCTCGAGATACTCCTCAGACTGACGGGCAAGACACCACAAGTAAGCCGGGTCTGGCGGGATAAAGAGATTCTGGAACTTTTCGATAAACCAGTACGGGCTTTCGAAGGCGTTCCACTGGGTCACATCCACGGCTGTTCTTAGCTCTTCCTCCCAACTGGAATCCTCTGGAGCAGCATAGACTGCGTCACCGACGGCGAACTTGTCTTGGATACAATCCATCACAATTCGACCGCTGAGTAGTTCCCCGAGGTCGAAGTTCTGGGCTCTCATAACCGATTCAGAGATCCCGTAGTCAGCCCACTGAAGAATAAACGGATCACCTGGTCTGAGCACGAAGGCCTGACGATTCAACTCGAGCGTAGCGTTAAACAGCGGTATCCCTACCTGTGATAGCTCACGAGTTGCGAGGTTCACAGCAAGAGTGTTCTTGGTACATCCAGGGAAGGAAACAGTGATTGAGCGGATCCTGTCCTGGTGTGTGATGTTCGCTAGGTCCTGAACCATCGCACAGCCACTCTCGTAATTCCTCGTTCGGTTGGTGTAAGTTACCCGAACTTGGTTTGTGGTCTCAGCCCACGAATTACGGGAGAAGTTCCTAAGTTCTTTGATAGAAACTTCGTTAAGAATCGGAAGGTCCTCGAGTACGTAGTCGTCTCGGATAAGTCTGATATTAACCTTACCAGTCACCGGGTCCTGATACAGGATACCGTCGATCTGGCGAAGAACCTCTTCAACGACTCCCTCCACATCATTGGGGCTCTGAATCATCATACTCATTCCATTCCCCTCAGTCGCAAGAGTCGCAGCGATAGCGGTGAATGAAGTAGTATCGATGACAGACGGATCTACATTAACCCCACCCCACGGGTCAGTAATGAGATCATAGATGATTGCCATTGGGTTGATGTCTTGACCAACGTCGATGACTCCAGCACCGAGGCTGAGATTGTCAGGATACCTCGAAATCTCGAAACTGAGTGGTCTGATACTTGGGCTTGTTCCCACGTAGAGTTGTCTGAAATAGATGTGAGCAACTCCGGGGTACCCAGGAACATCCTCACCGAGGTAGGACTCCAGATGTGAACTCGGACTCTGTGGCACATCACCGGCGTAGTACTCAGCCCATCCCTGCATCCCGCCGCCCTTCTTAGAGCCGCCGAAGATACCAGGCTTGTTAATATAGAGAGTAGTTGTGCCGAGACCACTCCCACCACCTGAGTTCCACAAGGTCTTCTTCTCAACCCAGATCTTGTGAAGCCTTGTGTTCTCACCTAGAGCTAAGGCAAGATCGAAACCAACGAAGTACTTATACCCGGTGACTACCTTCTTTGAGCTGAACAGTCCAGTCTTGACTTTCTCCTTCTGAGCCGATGATTTGAAGTTCCCGTACCAAATAACGTTAGGCGCTCTCATTCTCACACGTCCGAAGATCATCGGAACCGGAGCACCTTCATCTACACGTGGGAACTTCAAGTCCCCGAGCTTACCAGCACGAGCATCTTCAATCTGTGGCTTCGGAGTAAGCAACGCAGAAAGGAAGAAGCTAGCGGCGAACAGTGCTAGGGTAAACCAGATCATAGTTCACTCTCAAACGGGTTATCACCCGGCATGAACGGGAATCCATTGAAGTTGTCCCCGTTGCTGAACTTACTCTTGCAAGTGGACCAAGAGTGGTCACACCCGGCGAACAGCGAAACCGAATCACCAGCTTGTGCGTTGTAGAAAGGAAAGTTGATAGTAAGAACGTTAGCTACGTTTGAAGTGATGAGCCTTCTTTCACCTCGGGTCAGGTTGTAAATCTCGCCAGCCTGGAGGTAGTCGTCGGCGAACCCATCATCCGCAACCTCAACAGTATTCTCATTTACAGAAACAATGGTGGTGTCCTGCTGGTATGAAGACTTAGTCAGCCCACATCTACCATCGTAGAGAACGTTATTACATGGTGCTTGGTAGTAGACACTCGGGACTTCACCCCTCATGGCCACAGAGAAGATGCTCGGAACGCGAATCTCAGCAAGGTGACCTGAGACTGAGAATCCGGATACGATTCCTTTCCAAATTACTGCGAACTCGGATGCCGGATTTAGTCCCTCATGAAACCTGAGAATCTCGAGTTCCAGGTCTGGTGGAGTCGTTTCATAGGCGTAGTCCACGACGAGTTGAAGATCGTATGGCACAGTCAGAACGATATCAGCACCGTCTGCTGACTGATCTCCCATTCTGATTGCTGAGCGCTTGATCGGTACTGGGATGTAAGGCTGTCCAGCAAGTGTGATGACTGTCTCAGCACTTGTATAATAATAGTTGGTAAAGGTGCCGGTGAACTTGTAAGCTTCAACCGGTGAACCGTCATGGGTACTAAGCTCAGTGTCTTCGAAGACTGTCATTCGTCTGTTGTCACCACCCCTAGCTCCAGAATGGTATACATCCCGAAGTGGGAAAGCCTGACAGTATCAGAGGCCAGGCGACACTTGTTGAGAAACCCGATCTCGAATCCGTTACTCCAGGATGGGTCCACAGGGAGCGCTGTCTCGAGATCTAGGTAGGTAGTTCCACCGGGCTGGACAGTCGCATTACTCACCTTTCGATAGATGACATCACCATCTGGGTTTACAAATCTCAGTCTCTTGTAGGTATCATGATCGAAGTAAGTATTGGCGTAAGCAACTCCTTCGATCTCGATAGTTGGATCCCCGCCGCTTGGTATTGTCGCAAGAAACAGATCAAGACGGTAGGTAGGCATGAGAAATGGTTCACGACGACCGCGTCTGTTGTCGAGGAAGTCACGCCACCAATCCATCTCTTCGGGATCTCTTGCTCTCTGGATCGTGAACTTTCTCGGACTACTTACGTAGGCATGATCCCAGGACACCCGCTGCTCATGGAGACCGGATTCGCTGTCAATGATAGTTGGGTTGACATCAAACAATTCATCTGCCATGTCTCTTGCTAGCGGTAGTTTGTCTAGAACGTCAAGGTCATCGAAGGTATCAATGGTAGCGGTACTTCCTGGACGTGAGAACGAAGACCTGAAGTCCTCAACCGACACGGCTAATTTAAGCTGACCAGAAACAGTCCTCATCTGGGGACCTGTCAGATTGTCGATCCTACAGTTGAAGGCTGGAGCAACAAGGTCCCCTTGCTGAACAGCATTAGTCAGCGGAGATGACAGTGT